TGTCTTATGGTGACTATCCGCAAAGCGTTTTTGAGGGTTTAAGTGGTGCAAATGTTAGATTTAAACTTGGAAATAAAAGAGTAGATCAGGTTTTAGTAATACAATATGAGCATTTAACAGAAACACAAGCACAAACTTTTTTAAATCATTTTAGTGGTCAGAATGGATCAATAGAACCTTTTGATTTATCTTCTATAATCTGGTCAGCTTGGTCAACACCACCAGTAAGTAGTAGCAATTATAAATGGCGATATAATAAAGGTTTAGAGGTTAACTTATCAGCACCTAATAGGTATGCTATATCTATAGAACTTATTAGCGTACCTGTTTAATGTCTACTTTTCCTTCTATAGTTCCAAGTAGCAGGTTATATATAACAGGTGATTTTCCTAATTCCATACAAACATCTGCTAGTGGTATAACAACAGGTTTTAGAAGAGGAAATAGGAGGTCAGAGGAGAAATTACAATTAACTTTTTTAAGTTTAACTGAGACGCAAGTAAATTTAATAAGATCA